CTATTAGAATGTTAGTAGAAGCACTACTTAGAAGTAATGCTTAGTTAGAAGTAATACCTTTGACTACCAGCGCTGGGTTGATCATGAATAAACCGTGGTTAGATTCAGAGAACAACTTAGTGCCGTCAAATTCAGAATCAAAGCGCCACAGATATTCTTTCTGAGCCAGAGTGTTTACGTAAGTGTTGGTTTCTGCGGGTGCATACACTTTACGGAACAATGAAGTACCAACTGGGATGATGAAACATTCGTTATCAGCAATCAGTGGAGTACCACCAATTACACCAGCGTATTCAATGTAAACAATATCATCAGCAAAACGAACCATACGGTACTGCTCTTTGTAGTTCTCGAAACGCTTGATGAATGGATCTTGACCATTTAAGCCAGCACCATCAGTCATACGCTGAGTCCATTTTGGATGGTCAGTTAAGCGTTTGAAGAATGTGCGACCACAGATAGCTACGAAGCCGCTTACTGATTGACCTTCTTGTAAGTTGTCCAGAATACGACGGCGAGCTTCTTCACCAGCTTCTTTTGGATGTTCAGCAGTAGTACCAAGTTTGTAATCTACTGTTGGGCGAGAAGCTGCTGGAATAGACAGATATTCTTGGTAGAAATCTACAGCAGGAACAGTAGCATTAGGAACGTACAGAGAACCAGTAGAGATTACGTGAGCCAACGCTTTCTCAGCATACAAGTCCCAACCTTTCATCATAGAAGCAATATCTTCTAAGATTACAGCTTCTTTCTGTTCTAATTCGTTACCAGTGTTAGGCTTACGACGACGCAACACATCTAATGGACGAATGTGAGCGTTCATACCTACCGATGGAACTTTGAACAAGTGGGTTTTGGTTTCTGGACGAGCATTAATTACCAGACCACGCTCACTGTAAGGTTTATCAGAAGGCATAGCTTGAACATAACGAGTGTAATCATGTTCAAAAGTATTGGTCTGTAAATAAACTTCATCTTTTTGAGATACAAAGATTTGAGTCAGTAATTGTGGAACAGGTTGACGTTGTGCAACACCAGAGGTCATATCATGCAGACCGTTAAGATTACCTAAGTCACGAACTAACGATTTAGTGATTTCTACACTACCAGCACCCATGCCAGTTTGAATTTTTAATGACATTACTTATTATTCCTTATTCTAATTATATGATGTATGCCGCCAATAAGCGGCATTAAATTTATTATTAACCAGCGTAGCCGTATAATGAGTTGGTAACTTTAGCAGCAACGTCTTTAACATCAATGTCAACTTGTTCTAACAGGCGAGCAACAGTGTTACGACGAGCAGCAACTACACCAGCGTCAAATACTAAACCAGTGCGTTTAACAGCAGCTAAGCCACGGAAAAGTACAGCAGCACGAACGTTAGTAGTGCCGACCACTTGAGAGTATTCACCACCAAGAGAACCGTTAAAACCAACCACAACACCGATAGCAGCGCCGTTTGGTAAGCTAGATACACCAGCAGGAGCAGTAAGGGTGGTATCGTTAGTGAAGTCGGTGTTTTTCAGTGTACGGAAAGCGCTAGTAGCGTTATCCCAATAAACTAAACTACCAAGAGAGATAGTAGTGTCAGCAGCTTCACGTAAATTTACAGTAGCGTAGTTGTGATCGTGAACTAATGATTGACTATCTGACATTAAGACTTCAGACAGGAAAGGTTGTGATGTAGCGATAATAGCCATTATTATTTATTCCTTATTATTATTTTACTTGAGCAGATAACATTGCATTCAACGCTGATACGTTAATAGCGGATTTTTCAACAACTACTGCATTGTGTGATTGTTCATCTAACAAACCACTATCAACAATAGCACTTTCTTTAGCGATTGATTTTGATTTCAATACATCAATCATTGCTTGAGCTTGTTCAGCGTCAACAGATTTTAATACTTTAACAGACTTAACAACTTGAGCTAATTGTGCTTCATCTGCAATATACTCTTTCAATTCAAGTTCTAATGCTTTAGTGATTTCAGCTTCTTTAGCTTGTTCAATTTCAGCTTTAGCGTCAGCAAGAGCTTTTTCAGCATCTTCTTTAGCTTTCATAATTTCAGCAATTTGAACTTGCTGTACTTCAAATTTAGCTTTAAGATCTAACAGTTCTTTTTCCACGAGTTTTTCCTTTTGATCAAAATGTTTTAAAATTTCAGGTTCGATTGATTTTTGTAAAGATACAATCTGTTCCAAATCTGATGCTTTAATTGTTTTAAGCTCACCAGAATTCATTGACTTCATGATGGTGAATTGACTAACTTTAGATTCAATCCATTTTTGATGTTCTGCTTTCCAGTCATATTCATCATAGGATTTATCTTTCATTGAATTTTCAAACTCTGTTTCAAAACCCAACAGTTTAGTTAACACCTCGGCATCATCCGACCACATACCAAAGAACTTACGAAGAAATTCTTCCATACTAATACTTACAGTCACTTGTTCTAATGCTTTGTAAATATCAATATCTTGTTCAATGTCTGGAAGTTTATCTACTGATTTGTAAATTAAGGTAGTATAACCATTCGCTGCTCCACCTTGTTCTTTACAAACAAGATCCACTCGCGCACCCTGACCACTGAAATCAAAATTCTTTAAAATACGCTTAGCTTTAATTGTCATTGTTTCACCATTTCATATTGTGCTTGACACTGAATACTGACACCCGTAAAATGTCCACTAATCACTTTAGGCCAAACAACATCATTAATTTCATCATCAGGCTTGGGGAAATGCCACCATTGTAACCATGTGCCTTTCTTGATAAACTCACCAGATTCTGTAGTGAAGTCTGTTAGGGATGTGAATGATTGTTCAATTACGGCTAGTTCGCTTGACAACTCAACAGCATGATAAGCCCCAGCTTTCATACATGATGTGTTAAAAGAGATACAAGCCTTTTCCACTTCCTCAACAGAATAAATATCACCGTGTAAATCTACTGTATCAGGAGGCATTACAACAAATAATGCGCGGCGCTGTAACTCATCTACTGACTTGACAACATTATCAATTTCAGCAACGTCAGATTTCACACCATCATCTTTTGGAACTACTGAATCAATGAATGACTCAAATAGTTTTAATAATTTTTCTTTATCCATTATGCTTTATTATCCGAGTTGGTTGCTGAATTGTTTCCGTTAGAATTACCGGTACCAGAAGGCATACCACTTTCCATACCATCACCAGACCTAGACGTAGATTCAGGAAGTAGAACAACCAATTCCTCTTGTGTAAGGTTAACCAAGCTATCTGTATCAACACCGCATTTATTAAGAATGTCAATAATGATTTCTTTAGTTTTCGGTAAATACCCCACAGCTCCCATACGTTGCGCCATTTTTGAATAGGCTTCTGGATCTACATCATCCAATTTAGCAGGTTGGAATACTGGAATATCATCTTCTGGTAGGAATAGATCATTAATCTCCATCAACTGTTTAACCAAATCATTCTGAATAACAGATTGAATGAACATTATATGTCTTTCCATGTAAAAAGCATGAATACTAACTTTACTATCAGCTAAAGAATAACTACCACCACCTTCATTACCAAGGTTAATAAAACCAGCAGCAAAGGCATCTAAAATAGCTTTCTTTCTACTATCAATAATATCTGACATATTGACAACATTACCGGATGATTCTACACCCTTGATGTCAATATCATACACATACTTACCATTACCAGCTTCGCCTTGAACATCACTACCAAGGAGGATATATGTTTGATCACCAGAATGGATTAGCGCACATTGGTCTGTTAAGCTCTTTAACGTCTGAGCAGCTTCTGATGTAGGATCTTCTTGAGCTTGGTTGATGTGTTCTGTTGGTAAACGCACCACAATCAAACCACCAGCCGCTTTAGCAACAGCCCCCATCTCGTATGCCTCACAAAGAGTTTTCTCTTTCCAAGCGCGATACACTGCGTTTAATGGGCTTCTACCAAGAGGATTATTGTTCAGACTATTATAGCTAAACAACATAATCTTATTACGCTTAATCACAGGATACTCAGCGACATTCACCATCTGAGGATTCCACAGCGTATTTAAGATAGGATTGGGATACTGTCTGATTGCTACAACACTACGTTGATCATCACTCCATTGCCATTCATTAATAGAATGTTGTGAACGTGGGGCTAGCTTCTTAAGTTTGTATTTAAATTGTTTGTATGTAGGTGATGGATTCTTTTCATAAACTTTTTCCAACCAACTAAAGCCATACTGTAGATATGATATAATGTTTGTAACACTATCATACCATGTAGTATCTGCTAAATTCTTTAAGTTCCAGTTTAGGAAATTACAGAATTCTTTAGCTTTAGGATTAGTTGATGTAGTTTTGAATTTACCACCGACAATAGCTTTTGTTAGAAAGACTTCCGCTGTTGATAAAGCAGCATCCACTGTTGCACATTGACGCATCTTTTCATACGTTTTTAATGCGTAGGGATGCTGTAGTTCACGTCTTTCTTCGTTGATAATCCAACTGCCAGCACTCTTTAAATAAGGCTTACCAACTTCACCAAGTCGCATCCTTAGAACATCTGTGCTATTAATATTGGACTCAGCTTTTACTACATCAACTGAATCATTCATCATCACTCCATTAATTTTCATATATCAATTCTGATTTAAGATTCAAAGGAATATTAAAACCAGACAATTTTGGAACTTTATATATCTTAGCTGAATTTAGATAATTGAAAGCCATTGCACAAGCATCAACGTAATCATCGTGTCGTGTTCTTGTGGATTTAGTTACACCATCAAATATTGTCATTTCATTGTAGAACAGTTTTAATTCTTCAAATGTAAATCCACTTTCAATAATAAACACTAACCCGTTCTGGATTGCAGTAAACATTGGTGTAGATTTTTTTAACTTGGAATAGTTTGATGTGATACTATCAGCTTTGACAATTATACCTTCACTTGTCAATGATTTGGCTAAATATTCAAATGCAGCTTTACCACCTGCGCCGTTATCTTTTGGTAAGACAACATGAACATCATCACCATCATGTTTAGCTATTTGTGTTATTGTATTGTCCCGTTCGCCTGTCCTTTGTCTAAAGCCTGTTCCAGACATTATATAGAAATATCCGTCTTTAGATTTAGCCATTAAGATTGATGCTGTGCGGTCACACCCTTTATTGTTTGGTGTATCGTCAGCAGTTGCGGCTAAGTCCCATGCTCGACAAATTAGCGCATCTTTTGGAAATGTTGTGGCTTTCTTTAACCATTCTTGCCTAAAGAATATTCCAGAATCTTCTGTTGCAGCCCAACAACCTAATAGAAGCTGTTTACGTTTGGCTTCAGGCATAGAGTCTAGTTTCTTACGGTAGGAGGGGTCTAGATCGTCCAACTTTTTATTGTCGTCTAATGTTGCTGGAATGTATGTGTAGGTTTCTGGTTCTTTACCCCAAGCGTCAATTAATTCTTGAGCATCCCATGATGTGTGTAGATCACCTTCTACGATGACAAAATATCTTGTCTTACCTGATAGTTCCTTAATTGGATAATCGTCGGGGTCTAGGTAGTGTCTCACATAGTCGTAAATGAAGCTATTTGGGTCGGGGTTTAATGTACACCGTATCCCTTTTGGAACATTTGCCATAGAACGATTACGGGACTTTAAAACATCAAATTGATATTTAGAGCGGAATTGAGCTTCTTCGTAGTATATACGACAAACTTCAACTCCGTAGTAGGCATCAGCATCCCTATCTGTTGCTAAATATGCAAAAGTAGTCCTAGCACCAGATGGCCAAGTAATCGTCTTGCTTTGCTCGTTAATCTTGGCTCTACCTATAAACTTACCAGTGGTATCAGTAAGGTAAGGCATGTACATCTGTTTAGCGCTAGGCCAAAGACCTTTATCTATTTCCGTAGATGTTGTACGGAAGAATATACTGAAATAAAGAGGGTCGTGAATAAATTGCAAGTTATCACACAAGCTACC